TGTTAAATTCTTTTTTAGATACCTCATAGCCCTTTTATATCCTAAGAAATGCCTTTTATAAACAAAGCTATAAAATACATAGCCTTTGAATATAGTGTCATAAGCACTTATAACGCCCTTAAAGTTCTATCAAAGAAACCGCCCTGAAGCTTTTAAAGCCCCTTTTTACAGGCTATTTAAAAGCCCGTTTGCTAAGCTCCACCGATAAATAAACACTGTTATTTTAAGCATATTTTGTTTAAATATTTCTTAAAAAGCTTTTTTGATGATTTAGCTAAAACCCTTTTTAACGCCCTTTTAAAAGCCTTAACGACTTGCTCTACTTCATACAAAACGCTCCTTTTAAAGCCAAAAAGGCATAAATTCATTTTTACACCGCTTTAAAATTTCTTGCAAAACGACCCCTTTGCAAGTCTTAAAATGCTTCGCTTCTTTATTTCATCGTTTTTAAAACGGCTCTTCGTGTGGCGTGAAGCTTATATTATAAAAAAGGCTAGGCACTCGTTTAGCTCGTGTGCGGCGCCAAAAAGCCCAAGTCGTATCAAAACGAAGCCTAAAAACACTACTCAAGCACCCTTTTAAGCACTCTTTTTAGCTCCTCATACTCCCTTAACTCCTCCTTAAGCCTCGCATTTTCAAGGCTCAAAGCCTCCACATTTGAAGGACACTTCTGAGGCTTTTCACTCTCATCAAAGCCCTTTTTCAAAGCCTCGTCGTATTTTTTGGCTTTGATGATGAAAGCAAACACATTTTTAAGCCAAACAGGATAATTTTTAGAACTCCCCCAGTTATTCACACTTCCATAAGGCAAACCCAAAAGCACGGCTAATTCTTTTTTATTTTTTACCCCAGCTTCGCCCATAAGGCTCTTAAAATTTTCTTTAGTCATTTCTAACTCCTTTTTTATAATTATAATCTTATATTATTTAAAATAAAATAAAATAACTTTAGATTTAAAATTTAAGCCTTATTTAAATAAGATTAAGTATAATTCTATCGTTAAGTTTTAAACTTCTGGAGGCTACACCAAAGGAGGTTGAGAGATGACTGAAATTATTGCATTTGTGATAATCTTAGTTGTCCTTATCTTAGTTATAAAAAACTGAGATAAGAACTAAAAGCATATTTTTTAGAATTATACTTCACTCTGCTTAGTTTAAACTTAACTTTACTTTTAAGCCTACAAAGTAGAGCGGGGAGGCTCACTCCTTTTTTAAAAATTAAGATCTTAGGGCTAAAAATCACCCTAAGACTTATAAAATAACCGCTTTCCCAGTCCTTTAAGGGCTGGGTTTAGGTTATTATAGCCAAAAAGCTTAACAAATCCAAATTGATTAAGCAAGGGGTTTCAGCCAAAGTCGCCTTAAAAGGTCAATACAAACTTTTTTTAAATGAAAGGGCTTTTTATGAAGTCAAAGAAGTTTAAAGGGTTTGTTTTAAGGTTTAAAATGAAGCTCTTTAAAATCAAGCTTCAAATTAAACTCAAAAATAAACTCAGCCCCTATTATACAAGGGGCGAGTTTAATAAAAACTTAAAGAATATAAAATGGTAACTTTATCTTACAAATACGATGAAAACACAGCCCAAAAGCATTTTTACTACGCCAACGGCGAGGAGGTATCAGCGGAAAGATTTTCAAATTTAAGGGTTCAAAACACCATAGAAACAAACCAAAACGCCCTTAAGCTTTCTTAGCAAAGCATAAAAATAAGCCCAATTTAGCAGGATTTAAAACAGGCGATATTTTAGTTTCTAGTGATTACCCCACTTTTTTCAAGGTTACAGGGAACTCATAAGCCTAAAAAAGCTTATTCGCTTAGCTCTTTAATTTTCCCCATTTGTATCACGCACTGCTTATAATGATAAAAAAGCATAGAATAAGCGTTTAAAATCTCAATCTCATTATTTACATAAGGCTTCGGCAAAGTTTTAAGCTCTAAAAGCTCAGATGGCACTTGCACCTTGACAATTTTAACATCTTTAACGACTTGTATTTGTGTCTTGCTCCCACAACCCGCTAACCATAGCATTAAAAAGCTTAGTAAGGTTATTTTCACCGCGTTCATACTCTTTATAAATATACCGATTAACATATTCTATCCTCTCTTTGACTTGCTCTTTAGCCTCATTTGCTCCACTTATTGCCTCTATTTGCTTTTTATGCTCTAGTTTTAAAGTTTCAAGGCTTAAGGCTAGATTATGATTTGCTTCAAGGCTTATATTTAAATCGCTCTTTGCCTTTTCATATCTTGCCTTTTCTGCCTCTAAGCTTAGATATAAAAAGCCTATTCCTCCTAAGGCTAAAGCTAAGGCAACATAAAAAAACGCGCTTCCCTTAAAAAAGCTTAAAATTGTTCCTGCTATACCAAACATTTTAACACCTACTTCTTAACATTATTTAAGTCTTTAAACCACGCGCCCACCTCTTTTAAGGCGTCTAAATCATCATCGATTTTATCTAGCTTATCATTTGCCCTTTTAAGCTCATCATTTGTATTTTTACAATGCTCTTTTATAAAGTCCATCATCACCTTATTATTCTCTTTATAAGTGTCTAAGGTTACCTTTTGTATAGTGGAGTTTTCCTTTAGATTTTGCTTAATGTCCTCAAGGTTTTTTAATTGCCTTTCTTGCTTTTCGCCTAGGATTTCGCTTTGCTTTTTATATAAGTGTATCACAACACCTGCTAAAGATAAAACCATAAGCCCTAATAAACCCGCACCGCTTAAGCTCCCTAAAACTGAAGCGGAGGTTATGGCACTTTCACTCATAAAAAACCCTTTATTCTAGTTCGTCTTTAATCACAAGCTCTACTAAATCTAAATTCACGCCTCGCATTAAATCATAAAAGGATTTACAAGCTGCCCTACTTCCTCCTATGCTTTCATTTCCCGCCTTAGTTTCACCAAGTAATATACATCCTTGTGTATCCTTATCCGTGTTCCCCCAGTGTATTAAAATGTGTCTTTCATAAGGCACTAAATCATTATACACATTTAACATAGTGTCCTTATCATTTCCTGTAATCTTTCTTAATGTCGCTTCAAACCGACTTCCCGGATGTCTTTTAAGCTTATAAACCCCCTCAGGTATTCTTAAATCCTTTCCACTTTCAAGCCCTGCTGTATCCTCTTGCAAAGTAAAGCACTCAAAGCTTAAATCGCCATTTTCATCAAACACTTTAAACTTGCCAATGACACAAGTTTCACCTTGATACCGATTAATAATTTCTATTTTCATAAACTATCCTTTTTTTAAATTTGTGAAAAGATAGCTTTTTAAGCGTGTGAAAAAAAGGATTAAAAAAAAGGGAGTTTTTAAGGTAAATTTGCTAAAATTTACTTGTTTAAGTTGCTAAACTCGGTGGAGAAAGGTGGCTAAAATGGATTTATGGATTAAGATTTTAAAGCTTATCGTAGAGACATTAAGGCTAATTAAAGAGTTATTGACACTCTTTAATTAAACCCAAAACCATTTAACGAATTATAGAGTAGCCTTACTTAGCTTATCCTTAAACAATACCTCCCGCCGATTTGTAAGGCTATCGGCTAAAGCAAACTATGCACCTTTTCCAAATTTCCCCTTAAATTCTCAAGTATTTCGCCATATTTGTCATTTATTTCATCATCGCTTATAAGCTCTAGCACAAGCTCTAAACTATCCTCATTTAAAAGGTAAAGCTCCTCACATATTGCCCTAGCCTTAATGACCTTATTTTTCATTAAAGCCCTCATTTCCACCCTTTAAAATAGCATTTAAGCTTATGAAACTTGTCCACCCAATGATAAAAAATAAAGCAAGTTAGAAAATTCACATTTAAAAGCCTTAAATGCTTGTAAAAAACTAAATCCGCCTTTTCATAAGCCTCTTTAATGCTTGTTTCATGGATTGCACAGCTACAAAGATAATCATGTAAAACACAAGCGCTAAAATACTCACTTTTATAAGGAGGGTAAAAGCTCCAAAAAATGCGCGGGATACTTGCCCCGTCCGTCGTGTAACCCTTTGGCACGACCCCGCTTATAATTTCATTTTCACTTAGCTCTATTTGATAGCTAAAATCCTCATAAACTTCAAATTTATATTTATCATAAGGCTTAACAACAACCCTTTTCATTTTTATCCCTTTCTATTTTAATGTTCTTTTCACCGCGAAGCAAAGCTCCGCTAAAAGAACTAAAACCTAAAGGCTTCCCCACCCTTTTGCTAACGCAAAAGCCCCGAGTTCGCCTCTACAACTTTCAAAGCTAAAGCCCAGTCCGTCCCTTTGCTTCGCAAAGCCCTGTTAAGCCTTGCAATTTGTTAAAGCTAGAGTTTTTGAATTCTCACTTTAAGCACTCTAGCACTCAGTTTTCGTTGTCCCATGTGATTAAATCAAGTTCTTCTATGATTAGAGCTTGTTCTATTTTGTCTTTTAATTCTCTTGCTTTTATCGTGTATAAATTCACTGCATTAGCCATAAGCCCCCCTAAAGCGATTAAATCCTCCAAAGTAAAGCTCACTGCCTCATTATCCTTAGCTATCCATTTAAAACCATCAGGCACTTGCTTAGTAACGCTAAAGAGTGAAATGGTAGAAGTTAATAAATTTCTATCCTTTTCCGCACTTTGAAAAACCTTACTTTTATACTCTACGCCTCCGTTTATCGCTTCATCTCTTTTTTGTGTGATTTCTGCTTTTTTAAGCTCTTTTTTAATTTCTAAAGCTTCACTCGCATCAGCATTTTCAAGCCAGTGATTGAAGTAAGGATGCGTCAAAGCCCATTGTAAATTCGCCTTGATACTCTCTACACTCAAATCCGCCCAAGCCGTGTTTAATTCTACATTTTGCATTTTTGTCATATTTATCCTTTTAAAATTTGCTTTTAAATTCACTTTCTAAAGAATTGCAAAACGGCTTTTAAGAAATTTAAAGTTTTGCGTAATGAGGTAATTTAAGCCTTTAGAAAAAACCCGTCAGGGTTTTAAGCTTCACTTGTGGATAACCGCGCCCCATAAACAATTTTTGAATTCTCGCCTAAAACTCGCTCTTGCCGAATAAGTAAGGGTTTTAAATTTCTTGCAAATCTAAACCCTGCTTGTATCCAAAAGCCCCGCCCCACTCATCACCATATCAGTGGCTTCATCTCTTTCTTTTTCTCTTTTATCATATCTTGCATTTTCTATGGCTTGTTGTTTTTCTGCATTTGCTAAGGCTTTTTTTTGCATTTTTAAGGCTTTGTTACTTTGAAAAATCCCATAAATATTTGTCCCTATACTTGCGAACGCCCCTACCCCTTGCATGCCTTTTCCAAAATTTGCAAAATTATCACTGCCTAGATAATTGCTAAATTTAGTCCATAAACCACTTTCATTTGCCGCTTTTTCTGCATTATTTATAGGTGGCATTAAGTCCATATTGATCCTTTTAAAACACTTTTTAAGCTAACTTTAGCCCTGAAAAGCCTTTAAAAAAAGGCTTAAGGCTTTTAAGCCTTTTTTATAAAAGAGCTTTTTACTATTTTTACTTAATTTATTATGAAAGGATAAAAATGTCAGTTAAAAAAGAAGCCGCAAAAAAAGAAGCCCTAGAAAGCGAAGTGAAGCAGGGCAAGAAAAACAAAGAAATTTATGTCGATTTAGCTAAATTTTTATATATAGGCGATGATCCTTACCATCATAAAGATACGAAAGGTAAAAACTATATTTTTGCTAAAAACGATGAGATTTTGATAAGTGAGGGTGAAAGTGCGCGTTATTTTGATTATAAAAACACCCTTTTTAAAAGGCTAAGCAATGGCTAATAATGATTTAAGAGCGGGAAGCGGACCTGCAAATTCAGCCATAGGAGCGGCGGAGGCTTATCATAATGGCGTGTTAAAACAACAAGCTTTAATGAATTCTATGTTTGATAAATTTGCCTCCTTTGTCAAAGAGCAAAGAAATGAAAAAAGAGAGGATAAAGTGGATTTACAAAAAGAGCAAATCCACTCTTTGCAAAAAGAGAGTATGCAAAAGCAAAATGAGCTTTTAGCTAAGAATTTAGCCCATTTTGAAAAGGATAAAGAGCAAGAAAGGGCAAGAAATAAAGCCCAAAATGCCGCCGCTTATGCTAGTGCAGGAGTGCATAACGAACAGCAAAGGGCTTTAAGAATGCAAAGAAAAGAAAAGGAGGATTTTGACAAATTAAGCAAAAGGCTAAACCCGCTTAATTATAGTCAAAGCGGCTTTTCTAATATAGACGATACCGACATACAAAACGCCTTGTCCTTTAGCGAAAATGGGCTTTTCCCTCAAAGGCGTTAAATGATAGATTTAAAACTCAAAGCAAAAATCAGGCTTCATTATGAAAGCAATTTTGACAATGCTAAAGAAGTCAGCCGAGCCTTTGAGATTAATTACCGCACCTTAATGAAATGGATAGAAAAGGAGAAATGGCAAAAGGGCGTTTTAGTTAAGGGCGTGTTAAAAGAAAGCACAAAAAACGAGCTTTTAAAAAAGGAATTCGGCACTAGGCTTGATATGCAAAGTCAAAAAATTAAGGATAGCGTTAAAAGCAAGATTGAGAATTTAAAAGATTATGAAAGCCTTAGTTTAGAGGAGTTTAACCTAGAATTAGAAAAGATTAGCGACAAAGTCCTCACTGCGGCTTTGAGTGCTGAGTTTATCCATAAAAATATGGTAGAGAGTTTTTTATATGCTAAACACGAGCTTAAAAGAATGAGTTTATTAAGAAAAGAGCATAAGGCAGAGCCGGGCTTAATCGCGATGAGTGAAAAGCTTATCAATATGCTTTCAAGCATACAAAAAAGTCTTTATTCTAAAGATTTATTAGAACACGCCCTTAATGCAAATCATACGAACATCGATCTTAAAAAACTGAGCGAAAACGAGCTTAAAGCCCTAGCGGGGGAGATTATAGACATTAACTAAAATTCACTAAAATAAGCTTGTTTAAGTGAGCTAACTTTCTTTTGTGCTGGAAAGGGGGCTTAAAAAATGTGGATTAAGATTATTAACATTTTGATTCTAATTTTAGAGCTAGTAAAAGAGATTTTAAAATCCCTTAACTAGCACCCTATAAAAGCTAAAAATATTATAAGTTAAACCGCCTTAGCTTACGCTTAAACGATTTTACCATTATAGCATAAAAGAAAGGGCGGTTCTTTTGTGCTAGATATTCCACCCGCTTTGATACACGCTTCTGCCACTCTTTTGTAAAGGCATTTTTAAAGGTGCTGGGGGCAAAGTATCCTTATGTGCGATGCAAGAAGCTAGCGCGTCAATGCAGTCATCTTTTCTAAACGGCTTTTCAGGGTTAAAGCTTAATAATTCTTTTTTGATTTGATTAAGCCCAAAGGCTTGATTTAAAAACACCAAAGCCCCACTATTATAATACGCCCTCATCGCTTTGATTTTCTCCACTTTTGAAATTTTCCTATTTGCGGGATATACCTCTATGATATTATTAATTAAGGGCTTATTTTGCCTTTTAAGATTTTCATTAACACGCACGATTTCCCGTTGCAAAAGCCTATGCAGTATTAGCCCCCCGCCCTCACTTTCCATATAAACCCTAGCATTAGGATAATTAATCAAAGTTTCTATGATGTGCTCGCAAGTTTGCATCTCATCCCATACCCCATAAAAGCAGTTTTTTAACACATATCTAACTCTATTTTCGCCGTGATTTTCCACGCCTACAACGACTAAAGCCCTATTATCCGCCCTTGCATTGATAGCAATCGCCCCGTCAAAAAAAATATATTCTTTTTGCTCTTTCATCTCAAAACTAGGGATTGTTTTAAAATTCTCAAGCAAGAAAAATCCGCTCTCACTTGCCTGAGGCTCTTGTTGATACTGGGTAAAAAACTCATCATCACCCATTTGCGCCTTTAAAGCTTTTAAGCCCTCTAAATCGTGTTTTTTTATAAATAAAGCCTCCATTTTAAGCACTTTCCACTCTTTGATAATCTCAGGACTAAAATGCCTTTCATTCAGCAAAAAGCCACATAAATCATCCTCACCTAGCCTTTGCATTAAAATCGTAATGTTAGAATCCTTATCCTGTAATCTTGTCAAAATACTATCTTTAAAAGCTTGATTGACAAATTCCCTCTCTTTTTTGCTTTTCATATTTTCCACTTTTATCGGGTCATCGATTAAAATACTATCCGCGTGAAAGCCCGTAATCGCCCCCTTTAAAGTCGTTACAAAAAGCCCTCCGCCCTGTTTTAAGATAAACTCGCTTGAATTTGCTTGTATAAATAAAGGCGCACTAAATATACTCCTATAAAATTGTGAGTGCATCAGCTCTCTAATTTGCTTATTGATTTTTCTGCCTAAATCATCGCTGTAAGAAATGTAGATAAATTTACGGTAAGGATTATTCCCTAAAGCCCAAGGGATAAAAGTCCTAGCTATGGTTTCGGTTTTACCATAAGAGGGCGGCATATTTAGCATTACCCTTTTAAGAGGGGGGTTTGAAAATTCTTTCATCGTGCTTTGTAAAACTTGACATAAATAATCAAAATGCCAATTATCTAAAAAGGTCATTTGATTAAAACGCGCCCATTTTAGCCTTAAAAAGGTCTTTAAATCCCTTCTTGCTAATTCTCTAAGCGCTAGTTCTCTTAAGGCTTCGTTTTGTTTATTGCTCATTGATTTTCTCAAGCTTTCTTAATCTTAGTTTTTTCATCTTTGCCCTCCTTTTTGTCTTTTGTTTATGTTTGTTTAAAATTATTCTTTTATCTTGCAAAAAAGCTAGAGAAAAAAGCTTATTAAAAAATATGTATTTCAATAATCTTTATTTTATCTTTAAATTTTTTATAAACAATAGACATTTTGCCCATTTTATATCCTCCTCATTTGCGCTTTCAATATCGTTCCAAAAAACAGCCTCAATAGGCATAATTTCCCCGATATTCATACTCTCCCATAGCTTATCGTGTGTTTGTTTTGATAAATCAACCGCCCTTTCGTCCTTTAGCCTTGCCATAACTTCGTCTATGATTTGAATTTCTTTTGCTTTAAAATCGCTCATATTCGGTTCTATAAGGCTATGAAAGCAAATTTGCTTTTTGTCATCATTGCCATAAGCATTTGATTGATAAATATGTATAACCCCCTTTATTTCAAGCTCTTTTAAGATTTTTTCGGTAAGGGTCCATATTGCATTTTAATGTATTCTAAGCCTGTTAAAGCTTCACTATATTTATACATAAAAGCCCTATCACTAAACCACAAAATTTTAGCAAGTTTCAATTTCCCTAATTTTAAAGGCTCATCCCTAAAAGAATAAATGATGTAATTCATAATTTTTTCAAGCTTAGTCATCTTAAAACTCCTATATTTTTATTATATTTTTTTAAGTTAAAAATAACCTTTTTTATTTTACAATTCCACAAAAGCTAAAAGTTGAAAGTGGGATTCGCGAGACCCACCACGACCTAGAGGGTGTTTTTGCTTTGCAAATTTACATACTAGAATTGGAGGATCGGCTCTCCCAGCTTTTTAGCTTCAAATAATTTCTTTTTATATTGCATATTTTTCATTAAATAAACGCTTCTTATTCTATGTTTTCCGCCTTTATATTCTAAATCTAAAGCAAAAACGCCTTTTCCGCCTTGAATTTCTGCAAAAATTAATTCATACTCTTTTTTACTCGCCTTAATTCCTACGCTTGCATTTTGTGCTATAAATTCGCTTAATTCTTTAGCTTCTTGCGGATTTGCAAAATATTCAGGGTGTTTTTGTGCTAATTTTATATAATCAGCAAAAATCTTGCCTTTTAAATTTAGCTTTTCCGCTGCGCTTTGCTTGATTTTAAGCTCATTTTCTCTATAAGCTTTTTCTAATTCTTGCGTAAGGATAAATCGCGGCTTTATCTGCTCTTTTTTAGCATTGACTTCATCGATGAATTTATTAAAGTTTTTTTCATAATATTTTGCCTTATACGCACTTGACACCGCTTTGCTTCCTATCGCTCCGCCTAAAAAGCCCATTGCAAATTTTGCAGGGTTAAAGCTTAAATTCCCCTCCTCGTCCGTTTCAAGCCCGTTTAGCGTTCCGCCTACTAATCCCGCCCCTAAGTGAGGGTTAGAGTGGTAGATATTCTCACTCTTTTCGTTAAAATACTTCCGCCCGCTCTTGCTTTCAAGTCCTTTATTATCTATGTGCTTGATTTGATTGGGGTTAAATACTACCACCGTGTCCGCTAACTCTCCTGCGCCATTTTGATTATCATCGCGGATATTTTTAAAAATGACTGCATCGTGTTTTTTAGATAGCTTTTGCGGGATTGTTTTTAAAATTTCTCCGCCTTGCTTAGAACCATAGTTTGCGCCTTTAAAATCTAGCACTAAAGGGTTCTCATAGCGTAAAAACACTTTATAAACTCCTTGTTTCCATATATCATAATCTTTAGCTATATTTAAGCTTGTGCTAAAGTATATCCCATATCTACCAGTCTCACTCTGTCCTGGTTTAAATACTTCAAATTTATCACTTCTTGTTCCGTGATAGAAAACTTTGGGACTTCCATCAGTATTTTTACTGCTCTTATGGCTTTTTTCGTGCCATTGCTTTAAGTCGTTTATATAGTCCGCTCCTTTGATTTTCTCTATACTTTTCCAGCTTTTTGGTGTTGTTAAAAAGTCTTTATAACTTTGCTCTTGTAAGGCTTTTAAAGAGGCTTCTTGCTTTTTTGCCTCCTCTTTTGCGCGTTGTGCTCTAAATTTCGCCAATTCTAGCTCAACAATTTTTCTATCTAAAGCCTTAAGCTCCTCATTTAAGCCTTGATAATAAGGGTCGTCAATCTTTATAGCATTTTCGCCAAATCCTAAAAATTCAGGGTAATTATACTCTCTTTTATACGCCCTCATTTTTTCACGAATTTCATTGCTTTTTTTAATAAGCGTTGGTAAATCCTCTAACGCAGGATTTTTAAAATTCATCGCTTCTTTAAGATTTCTATCACTATAAAATGTTATAATTTCCTCCGTAGCGGTGGTGGGGTTAGAGTCCATATCCGCTACATCATTAACCACAACTCTAAATCTAACTCCCTCTTTTTCCCATTCGTATAATCTTGCTCCATTTTTATCGATAAAAGGCTCATAGTTTTTTAAAAACTCCCTTATACTCTTGCCTAAACTCACGAATTCTAAATCCGTCACATAGCCCTCTTTACTAGGGTCAGTTAAATGCTTTATTCTCTCGTGTTTTGCACCTTTATAGCGTGTTCCTTGCATAAGGGCTATTGCACTTTCCACACTTTCTAAATCTTGCTTGATTAAACTTGCATTTTTGCCATTATAAACCACATTATAAAGTCCCTTTTTGCTCTTTTTCAAGCTCTTTTAACATAGCCTTAGCTTGAATTTTCCTGCCCTTTTCATTTTGGATTATGTAGCGTGGCTCTAGCATACTTAAAAGCGGGTATTTTTCCCTAGCTTTATCAAAGCCTTGTGCTAAAGTATCCGCTAGTTCTGTGATGATTTTTTCTTTTAAAGCAGGGTTTTTTTCTAAATACTTAAAGCCCATTGACACGGCTTTACTCCCTAAGCTTCCCCCTAAAAAGCCCATTGCAAATTTCGCAGGGTCAAAGCCTGTTATGTTTCCCTCCTCGTCCGTTTCAAGCCCATTTAGCACTCCGCCTACTAATCCCGCCCCTAAGTGAGGGTTACTTTGAAGGATATTTTCGTTTTTTTGTGCTATAATACTTTTATGTGTTTCATTGGGCGTTACAGGCTCTGCATATCCTGTATTTTTAGACATTGTTACACTACCTTGAGACTCGGGTGCAGAGGGCTTTAACTCGAGGGCTTCTAGCTCTTTCTTATTAAAAAACCTTTGCGCTTGTTTGTTTGCCTTTTGAATATAATAAAACCATTTTTTAAGAGTTTTTAGCGCACCATCATATTCTAAAGCTAAGTTTTGATAATAATTTGCCTTTCCTTCCTCTATTTGTCCATACTTATTAATTGTATATCCTCGATTTTTTACAAGTTCGCGATTGTGATGCCAAAGGATGCCAGCGACTTGATTTAAAAACCTTTTTTCATCTTTATATTTTGATAAAAATTTAAATTCTTTGAGGCTCATTTCACCCTTTTTATACGCCTCTTTCACATTTTCCCATTGATTCTCAAGCTCTTTTCTAAACGGCTCTATTTTATAATACTCTCTAATAATATCTTTTGCGCCGGCGTGAAAATCTCTATCCATTTTTAGCAAGTAGTCTTTAAAATAAGCCATTGTTGATTTTTCGCCGATTTTATTTGCTAAATGCCTCACTTCATCACCGCTTAATTTATCCTCGGCGAAAACTTGCATTTCAAAAGGTAACTTTTCGCTATTTTGTGGTATGCTTTCATTAGAGTTTAAAGGCAGAGCCTCGCCTTTTGTAAAATCGCTAGAGTTGATGGTCTTAGCCATTTCTCTCTCATCTTTATAAGCCGTGATTATCCATTTATTTTTTGTAGTTTCGCCTTTCCAGTTCCCTTTTAATCCTACTTTGAAAATATCCCCATTATCATTTACATATTTTAAAGTCGCTCTATCATTATCCCTTAAAACTTCGCCTTTTGTGATGATTTCGCTTAATTGCTCGGCTAAGTTTTCAAATTCCCCGCCGTGCTTGTTTAAAATATGCCTTAAGCCAAAATTCTCATCCCCCCATACCAAATCAATATCGCCTAAGCCCTCTTTATAAAACGCGCCCTTTATTTGCCCTCTTTTTTCCTCTAAAAGCTTTAAAACCGCTTCTTTGCCTTTAAAGCCCTCAAAATTTATCCCAAAATCCTCCTTAAGCGGGTTTTGCTCTAAAATATCCTTTAAATTATTTGCCTCTTGTGCTTGGTAAATTTGCTCTTGTTCGGCTCTCATTTGATTTAGCCTTTTTAGCTCCTCCTCCCTTTTTACCTCTCTTATTTGTGCAAGTTTTGCTTCCTTTTCGGCGTTAAAATCCTCTAAATTTTGCATCAATTTTTCGATTAAACGGCTTGTATTTGAGTTAAAATTCGTGCGTTTTAATTCTCTTTCTAGCTTGAGCTTAAAATCATCATAATTTAAACTTCTACTTAAAGCCTTTTTTAGATGATACCTTAAAGCCCCTCCTTGAATTTGCTTAGAAAAAAGCCCAAATAAAACCCCATCAGGTAAAAGTCTAAAAATAGGATCAAATCCACCCTTTACCACCTTTTGTTTAATCGCACCCTCGGCACTTGTAGCTATGCTTGTGCTTAGCTTTGAAGCTGTGCCTTGCGTGAAATTTTTAGCGATTATTGCATCGTTTTTATAAAGCTTATCAAAGCCCTCCACTAGCTCTAAAAACTCCCTAGCCTCCTTGCTTTTAAATAAGGGTTGTGTTATACTTTCATTTGCAAGTCCATTGCCTTGCTTACTTGCTCTGCTAGTGAAACTTTGGATAAGGCTAGCATTATCAATTTTATTTCTTATAAAATCCTCTCTTGTTTTTGGTAAAAAAGTAATAAGCCTTTTTCCATTTTCCTCAGTGATTAAAAGCGTATAAAAGCCCTTTTCATCTCTAAATTTTTTAATATAATCTTGCCTTTTTCCATTATGCAAAATCAAATCCGCTTCCTCTAAAGTCGGCTTGACTAAATTTAAATAAGCAAGACGGCTTTTTGCATCCTCTTTTTTGCTTAAATGGCTGATGAAATTTTCTTTATTTTCCACGCTTTCAAGCTCTTTTAAAAAGTCCTCTATATTTAGCTTTTCTGGGATTTTAGCACCATTTAAATTTTCTAAAAACAACTTAGCTTCATCTTTATTTAAAGCATATTTAACTGGATTTTCCCCCACTAGCTCCTTAACCCTGTTTAAAAAGCTCTCACTATCAAAAACACGCACCTTTGCCCTGTCATTTTCGACCATACTTTCTTTAAAAAGGCGGTTTAAAATTTGCATTTCTAAAAAGGCGTTATTCTCCTCACCTAAATAAGCCTTGATTTTTTGCAGATTATTAACGCCTCCCTCGCCTTGTCCTTTAGCGTATTTTATAAGACTATCCACCACTTCATCGGCACTTTTTGCACTATCTTGGAGTTTTAGATTTTTAATGCTCTCGTTTAGCTCTTTCATCGCCGCGTAATCTTTCAAAGAAGTGCTATAAAGCTCTTTGATGCTTTTATAAGCCTTAGGGAGTTCTTTAAAGATATTATCTATCCCCTTGTCAATCTCTGCTTTTAAGCTAGTTTCAGCGATTTTTTTAAGCGTGTTAATGAAATTAGGCGTTTTATCCTTATTAAAAATATAAAAATTAAGATTTTTTCTAAAATTATTAAGCTTAGCAAAGCTTACGCCCTCTTTAGAAAAAACATTATTTTCTAAATCCCTTAAAAAAGGCGTCATTTCGTCTAAATTCACGCCATTTTCTAAAAAGTCCTTTTTGATATTTTCATAAGCGTTTCTATCTAAAACGACCCTTATGTCCTCATTATAAAGCTTTGCGATTTGATTTTCGACCTCTTTAAAGGCGGCTTTATTTCCCGCCTCAAATTCGTCTAAAATGCTTTTAATCTCACGCGGATTAATGTTAAGATTTTTAAGATTTTTTTCTACATTGCTACTTGCAAGATTTAGCATATTTTTAAGATTATTTTGAATTTTTACATCATCTTTTGCCACTTCAAGCAAATAGGCTAAAGTAGAGCCGTCCTTATCAGATCTTATTAGATCTAGCATTTCTTGCTGCTTAGTTTTAAGGGAGTTTTGATTAAAGATTTCGGCTAATTTTTCTATACTTTTTGTTTTTTTATCCTCTTTACCGTATTTTTTTGCAAAGCTTTGTTTTAATTTTTCAAAGATAGGATTTGCTAAATCCTGCGCCCTTACCCCGCCGCCAAATTCCTTTTGTGCTTGTTTTAAGTCCTCTTTCATTTCAGGGCTAAAAACTTCATCGATAATTTTATTCGCAGCGTTTATATTTTGACTTGGGATAGTGCTAAAAAGCCCCAAAGGCGTCCGCTCTTTTGCATAAGTATAAACGCCTTTTGCGCCCTTTGCCACGCCCTTTGCCATAGGTTTAGCCGCGATGATGACCCCATCCCCTGCTAAGCTTAGTAAGCCCGCTTGAAGGGCGTATTCTAAATTCCTCTTATAATCGCTTTCTCTATTTAAATACATATCGGCGATTTTTGCATCCATTAAGCCCCCGCCAAAAGAGCCAGCCGCAGCTCCTAAAACGGACTTTACGACCTTACCTTTCGCACTTTTGCCGCTATTAAAGCCCTTAATCCCTCCAGCTATCCCTCCAGCGATTTCAAATTTAGAATTTTCCATTAAATCCCAAAAATTATCCAAAAAGCCCGTATTAACGAGGTATTTTTCCTCCTTATCCTTGTCTTTTTTAATGAAATAAAGCTCATTTTCCTTACTAAGTCCCACATCATCAAAGCCGTTTAATTCTGCTATAATGAGGGCGTTTTTTAAATATTCTTGTTGTAATTCTTGCTTTTTATCGCTAAAGGCGTGTCTTAAAAGCTCACTTTCCTCAAATTGCTTTAAAACATTAACAGCCTTTTGCACATCAGTGCTGATAATTCCCTCACTTTTATACGCATCTTTGAATTCTCTTATTGTATCCTTATCATCGTTAAAAAGCGTGTGAAAAAAGCCTAGCTCCTCCTCCATAAACTCAACTTCGCTTTTATCAAAGCCGCTATCTTTTTGTATGAGTCTTAACTTTTCTTTTTCCTTTTCAAGCGCTTTTTTATAATCTAGCTCATCATATTTGCTTCTTAGGGCGTATTTTTCCCTTTCATTAAAATCTAAATCCCCCCTTTCTAATTTTTCCCTCACGCTTTTAAGCGCTCTGTTTTTAATATCCTCTTTTTCGCTTTCAAAGATATAATTTTCATCTTTAAAGCCAAGCTTATTAAGCCCCATTTCTACAACATCAGCCGCCGCGTTAAGCCCAAGATTATCCGCCGTATCCCTTAAGCTTTTAGTGAAAATGTTTTCATTTTCTAGCCTTTTTTCAAGTAAGGCTTCTTTTCTTTTAAGCTCCTTTTCCTTAGTTTCTAAATCCGCTTTGATTAAACCCTCTTTAGAATTTGCCCTCTCTTTTGCCTTTTTAAAATCATAAAAATTATAATCTTGTTTATTATCCAGCCAAGAAAGCCCAGTCTTAAATTCAGCCCTTAAGGCTTCATTTTCTTTATTTTTAAGTAGTTTCTCTCTTGTCTCCTCAACACTAGGTTTTGAAAAGGAGAAATTACCCCCCTTTAAAGTATTATAAATCGCCTCTGTATCGCCTTTTAAATCGCTTTCTAATTTGTCAAAATCAAGGCTTGAATTTAAGCCCTTTAAATAATTTATCGCTTCATTTTTATCTTTTCCACTTTTCTCAAACGCTTCAAAATTGAAATTAAACTGCATAAAATTCTCCTTTTTTATTTACTTTTTTAATGTTCTTTTCACCGCGAAGCAAAGCTCCGAATTTTGCTTTGAATTTGCTTTCCAAGCTTATTTTAAACCTTATGCAATGAAGCAATTTAGCCCTTTAGAAAAGAAACGCCTTAAGCGTTTCAAGTTTCTAAAGTGGATAACTCTTGCTGAATAAATAAGGGTTTAAAATAAGCACCTAAATAAAGCGTTTTTAAATTCTTACCTTAAATCCATTCCGCCCTTTTGCATACTCTTATTACCCTCTGCGTTTTGTGGATTATCCAGCAAAAGGGCGTTTTGTGTGCTTTGATTAATGGCTACGCCGTGCGCTAAATCGCCTTGAGAAGAATATTTTTTCGTTTTGGCTTTGAGCTCTAGTATTTCGGCTTTTTTCTTTTCAAGTTCTAGTTTCATATTTTCTAAATTCAGCTCTTTTTCTAAACTCTCGCTTTCATTTTGCGCTTCGTTTTGCTTTTGCGTGATGAGTTCAAGCAAGTCTTTTGCCTGAGTGCTTTGGACATCTTTTAGCATTAAAAGCATCATTTGACTCATTAAATTAGGATCGTGTGAAAAGCTTTTAATGATTTCAGCCCAAGAAGCGAGTTTTTCCTCATTGCTTTGCGTTTTAATTTGTGATTTATAAGAAAGGTCAAATTTCCCGACTTTAATTTGATTGTTTTCATTTTCATTAATGCTAAAATATCTTTGTCCCACCCTCTCATCACTGATTTGAAAGACTTGTTTTTTCGTAAAATAAAGACTAATATAATCAATCGCCTTTTTAAAAATGAGCCTATCCATAGCATCACAAGCATTAAGGTATTCTTGCAATCCCATAAGCCCCGCCTCACGCCTTTGAGAAATGGCATCATTACTCATTCTATTATTAGCTATTCCTAGTGCTTCATCATTTAAGCCGCTTATCATTTTAGCTAAATTGCGTTTTTCATTTGCCTTAGCGCTAATGGTCGCTATGTCGTTATGATGCTCTACAAATTTAAGCTTATTATCCCTTAATGCCCCGCTTCTTACCTTTACAACAGCATTATCTAAACTCGCTTGTCTTATAAACTCCTCCGCTTCTAAAATGGCATCTTCCTCAAAAAAGGCTTTTAAAGTGCCTATCATATTCATCATTTTATTTTCACTATAATTAATATAATCTTGCAAGGGCTTAATGTCCCTAAAAAGCCCATACCATACGCCTTTCTCATCGATATTAAATTTACTCACTATGAAAGGATGCATGCCATTTTTAAAGGGCTTTTTCTCATAGCTTAGTAAAGCTTCCTCCTGCCATATATATCTAGCAAAGCCCTGCTCCTCTTTAATCCAGCTTTCTATTAAAATACATCTTTGATCGAAATTTCTTTGATTTTTAATATAAGGGGTTGTTTTTAATAGCCTTTTTGCCTCCTCAAAGCTCATATTAAGCTTTTTATGAAACCTCCTTGCATCAAGGGCGTTTAAATCCTCGCTATAAGCATCGATTAAAAAGCTAAGCGGATCAAGGCTTTTAAGACTTAGAAAAAAGTCCCCATCCTTATCCTTTTCGCACCATAACTCACACAAGCCTAAGCCAAAAATTAAATTCCTATCTCTTTTAATGATTTCTTTATTATAAGAAATATCCTCGCTAAATACTTTTAAAATATCATTGATTAAAATCGCCGTATTATGGTCGTTTTCTTGCCGTCCGCTCACTTTGATTTCTGCTATACTTTGCGCTTTATAGCCTATAATTTTATTAATGATGAGTTTAAAAATATTTTCTATAACAGGGCTTTGTCTTCGCTCGTGTATGGTTTGTAAATTCACGGGGTCAATTTGATCGCCGTGGTAATACTTTAAACTTTGATGAAATTCATAAAAAGATCTTTGACTTGCTCTTAAATCAAAATCGTAAAGTTCCTTAAGCTCATTAAGTGAAAGCATGCTAACCCTTAAAAGGCGGGAGATTATGAGAGAACCCGCCTTAGTTTATACCGCTTTAAGACTTTAGGAGAGAAGCCTGTAAAGCTTTGAAATTATGTTTTAAATACGGCTTTAAAAAAAGGCTTAAATTTATGTTATAATCTAAAAAAAGGAGTAAAAATGTTAAATCTTTCTATTTTTTTAGGTTCTGTTGTAATAAAGCGTTGATTTATTGACAAGTAAAAAGTGCCAAAATCGCACTTTAATTTAATAAAATATGCTTTTCATTCGCTATCAAAAATCTTATTATTTACTAGCATTTCCTTTAATATAAAAGGGTAGCCCTTTGCCTTTTTATCCCAACTATCAATATATGTTTTTAAGATATATCGTATAGCTTCAATTTCGCTACGACTACTAAAATCACGATTTTGCGACCAATCGCATTGAAAGGGTAAATTATTGCCATTTGAAGTTAGCGTTTTTATACGCTTTAACGAAGTCCAAAAACAATCACTCGTGTTATTTTTATTAACTACTAAAAAATAATAATCGTAACCTATTTTTAGTTCATTAGCTAATATTTGATGAAATTTTTCCCAGTGTATAGGTAAATTTTCAATACCACAAAGTGCATACCCCATACCAAGTTTAGAGCTACAATTATCAGCTGAGTTATTTGATAAATCCGATATCTTCACATTTACAAATAGTTTGTTCTGCAATGGCATTACAAAATCATACCAACACCTTGTTTGTGGTATATTTACATCAAATTTAGTAGATAATTTATCCAAAACAACATTTTCATTTGTAGCAGAATTTATTCTACCGTCAACATTGTCATTGATTAATCTTACTGGATTTTCTTGTAAAAAATCAACCATATCTTGTAAATATCTTATCATCTATCATCGCTTCCTTTAATGATTTTTGAGCAAAAATATATCTACCGCCAGTCATAAAGCCCATTTGTTCCCAATCTAGCGAATTTAATTGCTCTACTGTTTTTTCCAAATTTAATGGCACTTTTGGGAATAATGCTAAAACAGAGCCGTCCCATTTTTTACAATCACTTACAAAAAACGGATTTTTATTGCGAGTTTTGCAATTTACATAAATTCTAAGCTCATTTTCTCTAAAATTTACAGCTCTACCCCAGCCCCACCAATTATTTTCATTGAAATTTTTAATCTTGCGATTTATCAAAATATCTTTAAATTTTTCAAGCTCTTTATCATATCTTTCATAAATCATCTTTTTTAGCTTGCCAGTTTTAGCAGTCTGCGAATAAACAAACTCATCACCATTTTCGTTGACAAACAGCTCATCTTTACCACTGACAGCACCTACTTTAATATCAAAAAAATCGCCCAAAGAACGCACATTTAAAGTATTACTAAAACAGATTATTCCGTCATTTATAAGTAGAAATTTCTCACCCTTAAAAGTCTTTGTTTTGTATGAAAAATTTCCTTTTTCATACCTAAAAATACAAATATTAGGACAAGCTTCGCTAAATAATCTCTCATCACCATAATCATAAAAATGAGTGATAGTTCCATATTTTAAAAGCAGATTATTTGTGTATCTTGCCGAAGTAAGCTTTATAAAATCTCGTGGCACGATAAAAATAAGTTCTGCATTGTCTTTTAAATGATGAAAGCATTTTTCTATAAAATAAAGGTATAAATTTGCTTCAACTTTAATGTCTGTTTTATGAGTAATAGTTAAAAATTTATTATCCACATAGGGTGGATTGCCAATAATAGTATCAAATTTTTCGCTTCGTGGATAATTAAAAAAATCAATATTTAAAACTCTTTTATCTTTAACTAGACTTTTATCAATCTCAATAAAAACCGCATTTTCATTAAGACATTTTTTAAATGCCAAATCACCACAACTAGGCTCTAAAATTCTGCCATTTTTATTTTTTATCAAAGAAATACACTTATCAACTAAAATTTTAGGGCTAAAAAATTGCCCCAAATTACGATTTAATCCTAAGTTTATATATTGACTTTTTGCAATGTGTGTATCAAAATTGTAGTTTTTTATGGTATTTGAAGCTTTACTTATCATTTTAACCCTTGTTTCTATGCCACCAACAACGGCTCTATCTGCTATATTCGCACTCAAGTCCTGCGTTTGAAGTTACCATTTTACCACCTTTATTGATACTTTTAATATGAATATTTTAGCGAGATAAAGCTTAAAATTCGATATTTAATTACAACAGAGCCTTTTTTTATTATCTTATCAAGCTTTTTTATATTGATTTTATTTTTTATGAAAAAAATAAAAAAGGCTTTAGATGAAAACTAAAACCCCCTATAAATCCTCTCTTTTAGCTCGTGTGCATTTTCTACGATTTTAAGATAAATTTTATTCTCAAAGATGAGATAAAACGCCTCCTTTCTTTCGCCATTTTTAAACACAAGCGGCGCAAAATGATTTAAAATATAAGTTTCATAAAAAGCTATGATATTTTTCTGGCTATCCTCACTAAAAAGCGTGTCAAAGCAGCGATCAATGTCCTTGCTATTTTGCTTTATCCAAGCGCTATTTTGATGATAAAAAAGCTCCGTGTTTAAAAAAGTGGCATTATTTAAAGCCGCCTCATTTTTATAAAAACACACAAAAGGCACTTTTTTGATAAAATTCTCTATTCTAACTTCCACCATTTCGGCATAATTGTCCCTTTTTTCCTCCCTCGTATAAAGGCGGGATTTTTGAATATAATAATCCTCACCCATCAAAGCCTTTTCCCTCTCAAAAAGGGCTTTTTCAAGCTCTTTTTTCTTTGTCTGTTTTAGCTTTGTAATTTGTGTTTTGAGCGCTTTTATACGGATAAATTTAAAAGGCTCTATTTCAGGATCAACCTCACTAAGCCTTTCAATTTCTGCTTCTAAGCTCTTTAATTCCTCACCTTGCTCTAGCCATGTTTTATAATCCTCATCTAACACCCTCTTAAAACGCTCACTTTCTTTAAAAGCCTCCTCCCTCTCCTTTTTGCTTTGCTCTCTTGTTTTGGCTAAATCATCAAAATGCAAAGGCAGATCAAGCTTTAAGGCTCTATTATAATTTTTGTTTTTATCGATAAAATCCTCCGTGCAAATTTGTCTAAAAAAAGGATGCACCTGTTTAGCGATCACAGCTTCATAATGCTTATTTGCCGTGCCCTTGTAGTCAAAGCCCACTCCCACAAGCTCACTAAAGCCCTTTAATATGCGCTCATTTGCTTTCTTAGCATTGATTAAATGGCTATCTTGCTTTTCCTTCACACTTATGCCGCCCTCGCCCTTTTGGATATAGCCCTCGCCTAACTCATTTAAATAGCCCTCATTGCCTCCTTTTGTATAATGCGCCCTTGTCATGATCATTTCATCAACGCCCTCCTCTTTTAAATCCCCCCTTAAGCCCTTACTCGTATCATAAGCAAGAGAGGGGCTAAAGCTTTCACTTCCCGGGGCATTTTGTCTAAAAATGCTCCCATCTGCGTAAATATTATAATTTTTATCACTATTTAAAAGGCTCATTTCACCTTTATTATCATTAAAAGCCTTTTGCCAAGCGGCTTTTTTTAATCCCGCCTGTGCTTTAAAGGCTAAATCTTGTGCCTTTAAAGCATTTCCTGTCATTATCTTATTTCCCACTAAGCCCACTCCCCCGCCTATAATGCCTAAAACGCCGCCTGTAAAAATACTGCCTATTACGGTAAAAATCGCTCCAAAAATGTTAAAGCCCCCAAATATCCCCTTACTTGCCTCGACCTTAGCATCGGCGATTGCCCAAGCGATATAATCATACTCCTTAGGCTCTAAGCCAAGCTCATATTTTTGAATAATCGCACCAAATTGACCCATAGACTGATTATAATACCTTTTTCTTTTTCTCTTGCTTCTGCCAGTTAAGCCCATAATTTTTTCCTTTTAATGTTCTTTTCACCGCGAAGCAAAGCTCCGCTAAAAGAACCAAAAGCTAAAGGCTTCCCCACCCTTTTGCTAACGCAAAAGCCCCGAGTTCGCCTCTACAACTTTCAAAGCTAAAGCCCAGTCCGTCCATTTGCTTTGCAAAGCCCACTAAACTTTTTTAAATTCTCACTTAATCCCAAAATAACCCAAAAAGCCCATTAAAAAAAGGCTTATAAATTTGTGTTATAATCATTTCTTGCCTAAACCTCGCTTTTAAGCTCAGCGATTTTACTGGCTAATTCCTTTAGCCTCAAAGGCTCTTTTGTGCTTTCTTTTTGCTTATAAAGGCGTGAAAGGACAAAGGCTTTTAAGGCTTCATTTTGCCTTTCTTTATGTATAAATTTCTACGCTTTCATTAGCTAAAAGCTCCCTTTTTTTGCCCTCATCGTTAAAAAACGCCCTGTCTAAAAACTCCCCCGCATAGTAAATCAGCCTTTCTTTAAACTCCTCATCATTTAAAGCGCTTTTAATGATTTGCATCATTTGCCTTTGATTTTCCCCACTTTCTTTAAAAGCCTTTTTTGCCTTTAAAAACTCCTTTTTATCGACCCCAAGATACAAAGCCGCCTTTTCATAAAGCTCATTTTTAAGGTAAAAATTACTCACGCCCTCTATCATCTTTTTAAGCTTTAAAAAAAGTGCGTGTTTAGCCTCGCAATTTTGCGCCTTTTGCAGAGCAAATTTGATATAAAACTCCAAGCCCTCATAAGTGTGTAAAGCTAGATTTTTAATGTCGTATTTTTGCATAAATTCGCCCACATCTTTGACATTTTTTTTACACACAGCGACCTTGCAATTAAAAAATTCATTTTCAAAGCACAGCCAAAGAGCTTTTATCACGGCTTCATAGCCCGCCTTATCCTTATCAGGCACGAAAATAAGCTCTAAATTATCCACATTAAGCCTTTTGATAAGGCTTAAATGCGAATGGGTAAAAGCCGTTCCTCCGCTTGCCACCGCACTTTTAAAACCCGCTTTTTGTAAGGCTATGACATCAAAAAAGCCCTCGCAAACATAAAGCTTCTTAGAAAGCCTCGCATAGTCTTTTGCCTTATCAAAATGATAGAGCAAAAAGCTTTTATTAAAAAGCTCACTATTTAAAGAATTCACATATTTGCCAAGCTTTCCCCCCGCTTTAAGTTCTCTTGTGCTAAAGCCTCTGACTCTGCCAAAGCTATCTTTTATCACAAAGCTTAAGCGCCCGCACAC